TTACCTTGCGTTGGATGCGCGTATTCAACAACGGCAACGTAAACCAAGTGGATAGGTGCAGATGGTTTTGTAGCCGTTACCGCGCCCGCTACCGTACCGCTTAAATAAAGTTGTGCGCCATCGGTGTATGCCGATGTATCCATGTTTTCTAGCAAACCAAAAACGGTTACATATCCATTTGTATTGTTTGCTAGGTTGCTTGTCATCATGCCCAAGGTTTGCGCTGATGTTGAATCACCCGATGCAATGGCTTTTGATACGGTTGAAATCTGACCCGTAGCACCTGAGATATAAACAACCGTACCCTTAGTTAAAGTTGCGCCCGTAGTGTTACGAACTTGCGTTAACAAAGTAGAAGCGGGGGATGCTTCCGATACCGCCAAGTTAACCGTTGTTCCTGATGGCGTTACAACGATTGAACCATCCGTAGATGTAATAGAACCAATCGCACCAAGGTTAGTTAATGCGCCGCCCGCCGTACTTGCACCCGTACCACCATCGGCAATAGCCAAATCAGTAATGCCCGTGATGCTACCGCCTGTAATGGAAACGCTATTTGCGTTTTGGGTTGACATCGTGCCAAGCCCTGATACTTGCGTATTGGCAATAGCAATCGTTACATCAGATGCCGCGGTTAGTTGACCTTGACCATTTACTGTAAATGTAGGTACTGCGCTTGCAGTTCCATAAGGCGCGGCGGTAACGGTTGTATTAGCGATTGAAATGGTGCGGTTGGCGGCTAGGCTACCACCACCACTTAAACCCGTTCCCGCGCTGATTGTTAGGCTTGTAGGCGGTGCGCCAACATCGGTGTTAGATAAAACAACAACGCCCGTGTAGCCGTTAACGCTTGCCACTTGGTCGGTGTTATCAATCTTTTCCCATGCCGTACCGTTGTAGATTGCCCAATCGCCTACCAACCAATCGGTTACACCGTTAAGGTTTGTATTGCCCGCAACGGAAACAACATAATAGTAACCTTTGCTACCAACGCTAGATACAAGCGTAGGCGTATTGGTTGATGCGTTCCATGCGCCTTGGTAACTTACGCCGCCCTGAATACTTGCAGGAATTTGCGACAAAGGTACAGTACCGCCCGCATCTAGCGTAGCAACGCCTAGGGCAACGCCCGCGTTCAATACTGCCGCACTACCCAAGCCAAGATTAGAACGCGCATCAGGGGCGTTAGATGCGCCTGTACCGCCATCCGCAAGAGCAAGGTCGGTAATGCCTGTGATGCTTCCACCCGTAATAGTTACGGCATTGGAATTTTGCGTTGACATCGTACCCAAACCCGAAATTTGGGTATTTGCAATTGCAATTGGGGTTGCCGCCAATGCGGTTAACTGACCTTGTGCATTTACTGTAGCCGTAAGGGTGTTAGATGCAGAACCAAATGCACCCGCCGTTACCGTTGTATTGGCAATGTCGATTGTGCGGTTAGCAGATAAATCACCGCCGCCCGAAAGCCCCGTACCCGCGGTAATGGTTGTTGCTTGGTTAGCCGCGTTAAGGTTTGTTCTTGCCCCTGCCGCATCGCTTGCGCCCGTGCCGCCATCAGCAACCGCCAAATCTGTAATGCCAGTAATTGTGCCGCCCGTTATCGCAACCGCATTAGCGTTTTGCGTTGACATAGTACCAAGCCCCGAAATTTGGGTATTGGTAATAGCAATAGGCGTATCGGCTAGAACAGTTAGTTGACCTTGTGCATTAACGGTTGCCGTTAGCGTTTTAGATGCCGCACCATAAGCCGCCGCGGTAACGCCCGTATTTGTGATGCTGAAACTACGATTAGCCGTAAGGTCGCCGCCGCCCGACAAACCAGTTCCCGCGGTCAGCGTTGTGGCTTGGTCAACGGCGTTAAGGTTAGTTCTTGCACCCGCCGCGGTTGTCGCGCCTGTACCGCCGTTATCCAAATCCAATGTGCCGCTTAGTGTGATTGTGCCGCTTGTGGTAACTGGCCCACCGCTAAAGGACATACCCGTAGTGCCGCCCGATACATCAACCGATGTAACCGTACCGCCGCCATCCGTTACCCATTCCAAACCCGTAGCCGTGCCATCTAACCCAAGGCGTTTGTTTGCGTTGCCTGTGTACGATGGCAATAGATTAACCATTGCACCCGCCGCGGTGCTTGAACCAGTACCGCCATCAGCAACGGCAAGGTCAGTAATCCCCGTAATGCTACCGCCCGTGATAGCAACGCTACTTGCATCTTGTGTAGCAATAGTGCCTAAACCTAAATTAGTACGCGCACCGCTTGCAGTAGATGATGCAGTACCACCATTGGCAAGAGGCAATACGCCAGTAATATCCGCGGTAGAAATATCTAGTAAATCCCAAGATGTATTTGTTCCATCGGTTTTAAGATATTTTCCCGTATTAGTTGTTTGGCTAGGGGCAAGCGCATTAAAACTTGCGTTAGCAGTTGTTTGCCCCGTACCGCCGTTGACGATGGGCAATGTACCCGTAATATCGGCGGTAGAAATGTCTAACAAATCCCAAGCGGTATTAGTGCCATCTGTTTTAAGGTACTTGCCTGTATTGCCTGTTTGCGTAGGCGCAAGGGCGTTAAAACCCGCGTTGGCGGTAACTTGTCCCGTACCGCCCAAGTTAACGGGAACGGTAGTTAAACTAATCGTTGAACCGTTTACAACAATTGGAGATGTTCCAACATATTGAATTGTGCTGATTGGGCCAACCGTTTCGGTAGTGCCATCAGAAAATGTAAAAACAAGATACAACGAACCATCAATAACAACGGGTTCAACATCAGTAACACCACGCCCCGCAACGCCCCTGTCAACGCGAACGATAAGGTTGTTACCATCAACTACAACAACTTTAGAAATAGCCATTTTCAAATCCCCTTAAAGTACAGTAACACCATCCGAACGAACCAAGAACATTAAAAAGATAATGTCATCTTCGGCGGGCGTTGGAGAAGCGGCGGCAAATGAAAGTTTAATTTTTCCCGTAAAGCAAACGGGGTTTTGTTCATCAATTTTTAGTTGAGGGTCGGTGTTAATCAAGCCCCAAGCGGTGTCATCAATTACCAATGTAAAAGAACCCGCGGCGTTTACCTTATTGGTAATCGTTAGGTTGATAGGCGTAGGAACGGTTGCATAGTTGGCTACATCAAACGATAACCCGTTGCGGGTATCAATCAAGTTTGAAATTTGCCTACGCGCAATATCCGCGGTAATGGTTGCCGTAGATAGGTTAACTGGCGTACCCGCGGAATTAAGAATTGTTATATTCCAATACCATCGTTGGTTATAGACCAATTCGCCCGTAATTAGGGGGTTGTCAAATCCGCTTACTTGCGTGATGACATTTTTAGAAAATAAAGCCATGTTTAGCGTTCCCTATACATAGGTCGAACATCCGCGTACCCGCGGGGGATGGTGTATTGTCTTTTCTATATTCTACCCGCCCAAATAAATACACGCAATCTGTTGTATGTCAGTTGGGCTAGAAAAAGTTATCGCTTGGCGGGATTTGGCAACGGTGATAGAACGAACAAAATCATCCGCTTGTTTCATGCCCTTGCCCGCAATAGAACTTGTAACAATTAGGTCGCCAATTTCAATATCGCCGCCTTCGCCGCATACATTTATAAGTCCTTCACCCAAAGCATTTATGTGGATTACTTTTTGCCCCGCAGGGATGGGGTAATACATCGGGTTATAAACGGGCGGGGGGTTTGGTACGGGTGTTCCTGTAGCGGGGTCAACTTCGCCTGTGTTTTGGTATTCATCCCAATCGCTAGGGGGAACATCAAAAACTTCAATGCAAACGCCAATTACACCTTTTTGATTTGCCGTTGAACTTTTTTTGTAAAGCATAACAATGTTTGATACATCTAACACCGCTTCAACTTGGTAATCTACAACAATGTCGCCAACAATTGGGGCTTCGGTTGTTTCAATTAGTCCATCGTGAACACCAGTAAACGGCAAGTAACCGCCCGCAGAATAAAATGAACCTAATGTTGATTCAGCGGCATAACTACCATTGTTTAAAAATATTTCATTAAGTAGCGTTACGCCAGTTGTGTCGTATCTTCTACCAACATAACCTGATGAAGTTGTAGTATTTGCAATAAATGCTTCTGCAATTCTTGCGGATGCCGTAGCACCGTAATATGCAAAGTAACCCGCGTTATCCTGTCCATTTAACGTAGTTGAATTAAATGGCACTAATGCAATATTTCCAACTGTTCCAATGCTTCGGTTGTATCGACCATTGCCCGCAAATGAATTAGTTGCAAGAGAAAAAGCGGTATAAAAAGAGTTGTAATTTAAATCGTAAGTTGAAAATGCCGCAATTGCTGACGCACCATTTGAATAAGTAACTGCACCCAATGCCGCCGCCGTATTTACTGACGGGGTTTCTTGAAACACCATTAAACCAAATCGACCGTTTGTCGTAGATTCAAAACCGCCAACGCCTGTAAATCCATTAAGAACTACGCCCGCATTACCAAGTTGGAAAACACCTCCGTTTAATGTGCTAGTTGTTCCTGATGTAATTTTGTCAACCGTCAAACTGTTTGCGGTAATTGCACCGCCATCAATAAACGTAGTGGTTGTGCCGCCTGAACCAACAGAATTTGAAAGGTTGGTAAAAGTAACCAAACCATTTAAGTTTTGCCAAGTAAATACCGTACTAATTGTTTCGCTATAAGAACCGCCAAAAGTGTTTTCTTGGAACACAACAAGAACCGCCCAATATTTATTGTTAGCAGATGTTGTTGAAACCGCGCTTGGGCTAAATGTTGTAGCCCATCCGCTTGCAGTTGTGCTTGCGGTTTGCGTTGAAAAGTTATACGCAACTTCGGATGTTGTTGGCGCGGTTGGCGCGGTTGATTGCCCCGTATTGTAGAAAAAATATACCTGTGCGTTTCTTGGCCCTGTACTGCCGTTACTACCATCATCAACAACTGCCATTGTGATGCTTCTTGTAATTGCGCCTGTTAAATTACTACCGTTAACAACTAAAGATGCGGTTACATCTGTTGCGCCTGAATCGGGCGTAATGGTAATAGTAGAAGCAGAACCCGTTGTTGGCGTTGCGTTAGTAATTGTCCATGCGTATGTAGGCGATGTAACATTTTGCGTTACCGCGGTAAGCGTAGCATCAGATGGCGTAACAGTCCCGCCGCTTGACCTTGAAAATACTGTAAACCCTGATATGTCAACAAACGGCCCTGCCGCGCCCGCGCCCGCTACGGGTGTCCAAACAAATGCGCTACTTGCCGTACTTAAAGCAGATTGCCCAATTTCATTACCAACAAGGTAGGCAAAATAATAAGTTCCCGTATTGATAATATTGTTTGTGAAAGTATAGTTAAAGTTGTTGCCAATAGGTTGGCTATTGCTTGAATTTGCCGATGCAAGTAATTTCCAATCCGATGCAGTAGGCGTTGCGCTTGTTGTAAAGAAAAGATTTACAAAAGTAACGCGCCCCGTAACGGGTATAAAAACTTGTACGCTAACATTTGGAACAACCGCGCTAGGAAAACCCGTAGCCGTTGGTGCGGTTAATGATGAAAAGAAAACGGGCGATGATAAACCGCTATTTGGAATTGGCGTAAATTGCGTTATGTCTTGGTCATCATAAACTTGTGCGTTGTATTCGCTAAGTTCCAATTTAGCACCTAATGAACCATCGGGTAATGATGCTTCGTTAACTTTCATTACGCGGAATAGTTTGCTTGCCCATCCGTAATCAGTATTGGTAACGCTAACTACATCGCCCGCATCTACTTGAATTCCGTAATAGGTAGTGCTAAAAGAAACAATTAAATCTTCGCGGGCTTGTTCCAACAAACGGTTGGCAAGGTAATGCGCTTGCACCGAATCGTTAACCATGTCGTAAGTAACTGAATACTTGTTAACGGGTTCGTTGGGATACAGTAAACCGCTAGGTGTTTCAATGTTTACAAATGCGGCTTGGTCGCGGTTTTCTTTAAACGGGAATCGCGCTTCAACTTGGTTAATTGAACTTGTAATGTCGGTTGCACTAACGCGAATTTCGCCAATAATGTTGTTGTCATTAAAAGCATACGCGGTAGATTCTGCTTTGTTAATAACAATTGACCATTGACCCAACGCGGCGTTGTAGGTCATCCAAGAATCGCAAGATGAAATTATGCGGTCGATGTTACTTAATACAGTTTGCCCCGCATCTAACACGCCGTTGATTCGGTAACGCGGTTGCGTAGATGGTACGCCACTACTATTTGTAAATGTAATAATTTGGTCGCCATAAGCATTTAACGCGGTTGCGCTTGTGCTATTAACAAACGCCGCATCTACCGCACCGCCGTAAACCGCGTTGGTCATGTAGTCATACCAAACATCGCCCGCTTTGGCTACGCCTGTTCCGTTTAGCGTATGCGCTACTTTAAATGTGATAGGTTGTAATTGTGTCGTATCAGCATCGCGGTTATAAATTAGTTTGACAATGGCAAAGCCTAAACCATTCATTTGCCTTGTGCCTGTCCAACGCTGACCAACGGCAATATCAGAGCCGCCCATAACCGTGCTAGGTGCTGATGCGCCGTTAGAGGATGTAATAGTACCGCCCGCGGTAGATGTATAAACATTGATGTAAAGGTTGCCGCTAATCTTTGTATCTACATTTCCCGCTTCATCGGTAAGGCTAACAACCTTTGTTAAATCTGAACCATCAAAAGTAATCTTTCTATCACCGTAGTACATATCTGCGGTATCAAAAGCAAATTGCCCATTGGGGCTAATACTTGAAATAGCCAAAACATAGTACATAGTTTTTTGGTCAGTTGTCAGCACCGCATCAACGAATGTGCCGCCCATGTAGGCATTGCCGTACACAATAGGAATAGCGTTAACCGCGCTTGGCGGTACTTGTTGCCTTACGCCCATGTCTTGTTGTTGTTCGGGGTTATCTGCAAAGGCACGGGTAACAACATAAGAAACGGCAAAGTTAACGGCAAAGGTTGCCATTGCCGTAGAAAAGCCAATTGCTTCTAAACCTATAATTAAACTTGTAACCATTTCATTCCCTAACAAAAGTTGCGCCAAGGGCTTTGTATCCCCTGCGCGTGTAATCAATAAACGGGCCGTTAGCCGAAATTGATGTACAAACAAAATCTACATCGCCCGCTTTTAACATTTCCTTTGCGCGTTCATCAAACGCTTTCCAAAGCCTACCGCCAATTGTTCCGTTACGATGTTCGGGTTCTACCCACCAAAGCAATTCGTTTAATTCTTTTACTTTTGGCGACCAAATGTTAGAACTTTTATAAGCCACAATCGCGCCCCTGTGATGCGAATCGATATAAATGAACCCACGCCCTTGAATGATGCTAAACAATAGTTCTTCAACATAGCGGGGAAAGTGATTATGCGATTCACCAAGTTTTTTAATAGGGTTTTCATAAGCGTAAGCCTCTACAATTTCTAACAATCTAGGTATGTCGTATCTTGTTGCGGGTCTTATCATGGCGGGTCAACGTATCCTGTATCTGTTACTGTAGTATCGCTTGATTGTGTATTTGTTTTAGGCGGTGAACCAAAATCAAAAAATGTATTTGAAATTTCACTTACGCGGTTCATTGATGTATCACCGCTATAAATAAATTGCCAGTTGTTTTGGTTTGTCTTAACGCCCGACAATCTGTTTTCCAAAACACGCCGCATTGATGAACACGAAATAGAACAAGTTGCAATGCGTGTACGCGCTTCAGAATTAAAATCTTCTGTGATAGAAACGCTATTGATGATGCCTTGGTAGCGTTTAAAAAACTGCGTTGTAGGCGTAGTAATAATTTGGTTGTTTGAATCAAAGAACCCGCGCCATACTTCTACCAATGAACCTTTAATGTCGTTGCTTAAAATCAACGCTACATTGCTTGGGTTGATGCCCGTTAATTGAATAGCCATGTCATCCGATGTAGCCTTAATATCGCGCTGAACATCGCCAACGCTAAGTAGCGCACCAAGGTTTGAAAAGGTAATGCCGCCAACCGTGATAGGCGCGGCGGCGTTGCAGAATGTGTAAACAGTTCCCGCAGTACCAACGGTAAGTTTTACAAATTCCGCATGGTTGATTTGATAACCAGTTACCGCGTTAATTGTTGTCATACGATGTATTCTCTAAAAACAAACGGCGAATCCCATTGCACAAATGCGCCATCAGTCATTGGGTTTAATGTATATGTTGGGCATGATTCTGCAACAACATTAAATGTACAAGCAGTTCCCAAGAAAACAGTTGTACCCGATGCGGGCGTACCAATCAACGGGCGATGTATGCTTACCGATGAACCCGCGCTATCCGCGGTAATCTTGTACACATAGCCGCTAATCATAATGAAATCGCCCGCTTTAAATGTACCGTTAGAAGTTAGCGCAAGTGTTTGTGTATTAGCCGCGGGCGCACCGTTTAAGGTTGCCGCCGTAGCCGTTCCACGCATCTTTACAAACCATTGTAGATTTGTACTTGCAAAACTAATTTGTTCAGGCAATTGCCTATCCCTGTTATCAATAGTTTGGATAATATCCCGAACTTGCGGATAGTAAAGGTAGGCATGGGGTTGGATAGTAAACACCCAAGGCACGGCGGTTAAGTATTGCGCTACGGTGATATAACCCGAACGGGCTACTTGTTGTCCAACCATACGGCGGTTGTTAACCGTCATTGATTGTTGTATATCAAAAATGGTTTGGAAACTCATGCCCGACCCCTATTCACCGCCAACGATTTATTGGCATACTGATTTGCCGCCCATATCGCATTAGAACTGCCGTACAAGCGTTCTTCAAACGATTTGGTATCAATGGCGTTAATGTAGTTGTTTGTGACCATCGTAGTACCGCCCGCGCCCGCTAAAGCATGATTAGGAATTACTGTACCTGATGAACGGGGAACAAATAGTTCAGGCCCGCGTTCGCCGACAACATACGGCGTATTGGCATTAGCCGAACCACCATCGGCTAAGAACCCGCCAAGGTCTTGATTGCCGTATGCGTTGCCAGTACCAAAGCCGCCGCTTGCATACATTCCAAACAATGATTTAAACAAACCCGTTGCTGATGCCCGCAATTGAATGGCAATCAAATCTTGAATGATGCTACGCGCCAAACTCTTAAACGATAACTTGCCCGTGCGAACAAAGTTATCTAATGCGCTTTCCATGTTGCCCATTACAGAACCAAAAGCCTTTGCGCCATTTTCTAATTCGGTTGGCAAGTCCCTAAAGAACTTTGCGCCTTCTTTCATAAAGCCTTGTTCGCTTGTGCCTTCGCGTTGCGCTTTAACTGCTTGGTTTTGTGCGCGTAGGTAGCGTTCGGTTGCATCGGCTAATGCGTTTTCTTGTGAAACTAAATGTTCTTTTGATTCGGCATCTAAAATATTATTTTGTTGTATTTCTTTAATATTTTCTAGCCGTTGTTGTTCATTTAAATACAATTCTTTTGCAAGTTTTATATCTTCACTTCTTAAATCTTGCGTTGTTTTTTCTATCAATGCAATATCATTTTGAATTTTCAAGGCGTGTTCTTTTGCCCTGATTGTTGCTATAGCATTTTGATATGCCGTAACTTCTTGGTATTCTGCCCTTGTTGCATTTTTATCTTGTTCTTTAAGTTCACTTCTGTATTTTTCTAGTAGCCTTAATCTTTCTCTTTCTTCGGCATCGGCTAATCGCTTTGCTTCCCGTGCGGCGGCTTCTGCTAATCTTTTTCTTTCTTTTTCAGCGGCATCAGTTACAGAACGCCCGCCCGATGCGGTGCTAGGTTTTGAAACACCTTTTGCCGCTAACGCATCAATTGAATTTCCGTATTGGGGAACGCCCATTACATTGGCTTGATACAAATCTAATTGAATTCTTTGCGCCAAAACAGAATTGTTGTATTTCTTGTTGGCTTCAATTGCGGCATCAACGCCTTTGGTTACTAAAGTAACCGCGTTGTTGTATGTGTGTCCAATTTCATCAAAGATGGCTTTAAAGAAATAACCAACTTCAGAACCTAAAACCGCAACCGTTTGAAATACAGTTTTAAAAATACCGCTAAGTGATACGCCGCTATCACCTAATGTTTTCATGTAATCAACGGTAGCCTTTAGGATTGGCCCTAATTCCGTAGCCAATACCAACATTACATCGCGGGATGTTTGCGCCAACAAATCGTAGGTATCTGCCGCGGCTTTAATTGCTTTTTCTTGTTCTTGAATTAGCGGGTTGGTTTCTGCAATTTTTTCAGCAAAGCCAACCATGTCAACGCCCTTGGCGGCTTTAGAGAAAATCTCCATTGCCTTGGCATTGCGCGTAATCGGGTCTTCAACTTTGGCTAAGTTAGCAACCAGTTTGTTTAGCAATTCTTCTTGGGAAAGTTTGCCCAAGTCTTGCAAAGTAACGCCTAATGCTTTAGCGGTTTTCTGCGCTTGTTCTGAACCGCCCGCGGCATCGTCAATAAACTTGGCAAACGCGGATAACATCTTGCCCGCGTTGTCGGCTTTACCACCTGAATTTGCAAGGGCGTTAGATAACTGTAAAACCGTGCCTATGGCTACTTCGTTGGCTTCGGCTACATCGGCTAGTTCATCGGCATATCTAAGTGCGGCGGCACTAGCGGCAACCAAGGCAACCGCGCCCATCTTGCCAAACTTTTCGGCGGCTTCGCTAAACTGTTCTAACTTCTTTCCCGCGGCTTCAATACCTCTATTGAATTCCGCGGTATCTATGCCTAGGGCTACACCAAGGCGGGCAATCATATTAGCCATCTTTTACCCCAAACAATGTTTTATCAAATCCTTGCGCCTGTTGCATAAATGCTAATAGGCTATCATTTACTGCCGCCTTTTTTATATCATCACTTAAAGGCGGGTAGATGTAATCATACGCACTACCCAAAATGTTGGCTAGTTTATATGGGGGCGAACTTGCCACTCTCATGTAATTAAATACCCCGTTTGTCAGGGTTGCCAATTGCGTAAGAACGCCGTAATTCCCAATCAATCCATCGGCATACATTGTTTGAATGTTTGCCAAGGTTACATCATCTAATTCGTTTATTGTGTCTAGGGTATGCCCGTTGAAAATCATTGCGGCTAGGCATTGGCTTTTCAACGAGCCTATCAGTTTCCCCGCGCTTCCCTGTAGGTTGGGCTAATCACTTCGCCAATCTTTTCCACAATCATCATTTGTACGGCGATAGGGAATTCTTCTTGTATGTCGGCATAGGTCAAATCTTCAAGGGTTATGCCTTCCATTTCAGGAACTAACAACTTAAAGAATTCAGTAATGCGGGCTTCGGTGATGGCTTTGTTTTTGGCGGCTTCGCGCATAGAACGCCCTTCAACCAAAATATCATTATCCGTAAATTGGAAATCTTCGCTTTGGTTGTTTTCAAACTGCCGCAATGGGGCGGTAATTTCTTGGTAGATTTTTTCTATTGTTTCTTCATCAGGGTTAGAAACTTTTTTATAGATAGCATCCGATTCAATCATTAACGGTATGCTAACTTTAAAAGTATGCCCGCCCAATTCAAATGAACGGGTAAGCATATTCTTTTTGTTTGTTTGGTACTTGTCGCCAAACGCTGAACTAAATTTTGTCATTTATTTTTTATCCTGTATTTACTGATTCGCCTTGCTAAAATTTCCCCTAGCCGCTTGGCGGTTTGATTGGCTTGGGATTCCAAAGCAGGGCGTAAAAACGGTTGTGCGCCATTTCTAGCCGTGCCGAATTCTTGTGCTATGGCACGGGCATCCGATAAAACGCCAACTTGCCTTTTTCTTTCTTTTAAATTTCGGTTGTATTGCGCTTTATCTGATTCGTATAAAGACGCATTTTGTTCGTAGAATTCTTTTTTAAGTTTCTTGGGAAATGCTTTAGTTGTTACCAAAGCAATCACCGTATCTTTTTCGGTGATGTATTTAGAACGAATGTCTTTTCTAGTTGGGCGGCGGGCTTCAATTTGCATTGTCCTAGATAAGTCGCCACTATCTTTAGGCGCGTTCATCTTAGCCATTGTTAACACGGGCTTCATTGCTTCCCGTGCCGCGGGTACTAGAATCTTGCTTCGCGCTTTCTTGTCGCCAATATCTGTGGCTAGTTCCTCAAACGCGGCTAATACATCTTTCAAGCCTTCGATTTTGTAGGTAACGCCCGACATAATTAACCCATTGGCTTAATAATCTTTTGGTACAACGCGTTGTTTAGCGTATGCACATAATCAACGATTTCATCGGGCGTAAACTTATCCGCATGGTTTGCGGCAATGTCATGCGCCAACGAAATAGCAGTTAATTTTTGTGCGGTAAACCCAAACCAATCCTTACGCGAATCGGATTGGGCTACTAAAAAGTTCAACAAATCGTTACTGTCTTTTATTGTCGTTTGCATATTATGTATTGTATTTACTTAGAACTTTTAAACATACCGCTTCTACTGAATCTGCTTCGGCGGCGGCAATGGCATCTTCTAGTTCTTCGGCATCTACTACCATCCCTTGTGCAACCGCATCAAGCGATTGGTAGGTAGTGCTTAGAACTTCTACGGCTTCTTCTACGGTCATCATGTGTTATTAGACCAACCGTATTGGTTGCCCCTCGGATGAATTGTAAAGTTGCATTTTGCTTCTGCGCTTGGGCTTGAATCAATTGTAAATTGTGAAACGCGACCATTGAACGCATACGCAACCGTATTAGCACCGTCAACCGCGGCAACCACAAAAGTACGGTCAACCGTACCGTTGTAGGCATCAGAACGGATTTGCAATAACGCGGTGTCGCTTGGATTCCAAGCCGCGGTAATGCTTAACGATGTAGGCGCAGATTGCGTAGGAATCTTATCGCTTTGGCGTGAACCCGCAACGCCAAAAGATGCAACCGCATCATCCTGACCAAAAGCGGGTACGGCTTCCACGGGCAACAAAACACCCGCGCCGCCAGTACCGTTAGCCGCCGTGCCTACGATGGTTGTAACTTGCCCTGTCCATACGGAAAGGTTTGCCGTTGTAAGTGGCGTAGGCGTTGCCGCGCTTTGCATATACAACGATGCGCTAAAACCCGCTAAAACTTTATTTGGTATAGCCATGATATTCCTTTAGGCGTTGTTAGACCAACCGTAGAGATTTCCACGGGGGTGAATGGTGAAATTACATTTGGCTTCAGCACTAGGGCTTGAATCAATCGTAAACTGGCTTACGCGGGCGTTAAAGGCGTAATAAACAATGTTTGACCCTTCGGTAGCACTAACTACAAAAGTACGGTCAATCAAGCCGCTATACGCATCGCCGCGCATCAGCAAAAGCATTGTGTCGCTAGGATTCCATGCGGCGGTAACGCTAAGTGATGTTGGTGCGGATTGCGTTGGGATTTTGTCAGATTGACGCGAACCCGCTACACCGAAACTAGCAACGGCATCATCTTGACCAAATGCGGGTACTGCTTCTACTGGAATTAGGTTGCCTATAACTGCAATAGGTGCAACATTTCCAAGGGTTGAAAGTTGGGTAAGTGTTAGTGCGGTAGGTGTCGCGCCCGATTGGGCATACAACGCCGCGCTAAAACCCGCCATTATTTTATTTGGTAGTGCCATTTTAAAAGTTCCTTCAAAAGTTGTTGGGTTGTCTTATGTTGGAATATCTAGGGTGCAATCAAGAAAAATTTGGGCTAACTTTTCATCATTGTCATAAGTGTTGTAAAGCCAAAAAACATCTGCTTTAGCAATCTGAAAACCATTTGTTGCACCACCAAACAAACCGCTATAACCATGTAGCGATTGTAGTATTTGATTGGAAATAGTGAAACCATCTTCTATTACTTGCGTAAAAATACTTATCTGAAATGTTGGGCGGTCAATACCCTTTACGGATTGAACTGGCCCTGTATAAACATCTTGATGAACATTTCTTAGCATCCAAACAATAAATTTGGGTTGCGTTGCAAAGTTACGGTTAAACGCGGCATACACGGGTACGGGCGTAACAATGCTTTGCAGTTGAAACTGTATCGCTTTGCCGTACTGTACTGGATTCTGTTGCGTTGCCATTTATACCGCCGTTACTGGGTCGTTTCTGTAAGCAATAATAACCACCATCATCCTATCATCGGATTCACGGATGTTATCAATACGCCAATCAAACCCATTGTAGGTAATTGAATACAAGTTTTGGTTACGCACCATTTCACGCGTATTAGGCGTGTAGTTCAAAGTGAAGTTAACTACATCTTGATAAAGGCGGTACTTTTCAGAAATCTTTAAACTGTTGGCAACGGAATGAACACGCGCACGGGTTTTAAACCAATCGGTTTGCGCGGTTGTTTGTTCGCCAAAATCAGTTTTAGCAAACGCTAGGTTTTTAACAGTAATTTGTTCAAACCGTGCTATTGCCATTTACATCACCAAAGGTTTGTATGGGCGCAACAATGTAGATACGCCAAACGGAATATCTTTTAACTGCACATCGGTTGTATTGCTACGGTTGTTGTACAAGTGAGTAAACAAAAGCAAACCCGCTTGCTTGATAACGGGATATGTTTGCAACGGATTAGGCGCGGTTGTGTAATCGCAAATAATCGGCGCGGTCATTTGGCTATTGATGGTTGTGGGCAACGATTGAATAATTACTTTATTGCCGCTTGCATCGTAATAGTATTGCGTAGGTGAAACAGTTGTAAGAACTGGCGGTTGGGCATTGTTCCAATACGCTACGCGGTCAATCTGTACGCCATCCATATCGGGATATTGGTTTTGCGATACTTCGGGCAAATCCAAGCATACGGGGGATGCGGCTAAGTTTTCAGCACCGTACCAAACGCGGTATGAAACTGAAAAAATAGATAGACCTAAATAATCTTCAATGGCTTGCCGAACCGCTAGTTCCAATGACCGCAAATAACCATCTTGTGATTCATCTTCAAACAAATTTATTTGATTAGTAATTTCATCCAAGGTTAACCAAGGCGTAACTACATCACGGTCAATCTGTTCTGTTTTTACATAACTAAACGGATTGCGAGTAGATGCACCGTACGGCGCACCTAGTAAATCGCTATTTACTGACATTCAAGCCCCCTTTTAGGCGGCACTCATACGAACACCCGCGAACGGGTCGCGCACGGTGCTTACCATACGCTTTTCCGCGTACATGGTTACGAAACCCGCTTGTGTTTGTTCAAACATTTGCACGGTCATTTGTTCGGTATCGCCGATTGTCAAAAACCGATTCCAGTTTGCCAAGTAGATTGGGAAAGCGTTTGTAAGGTAAGGGTTAGGAACTACGGGCCATCCAAAAATGTAGCCAACTGCCGCAGAATTACTACTGCCAATTTCCAAAAATAAAGGCATACCTTGTGAGTCTTTAAGATTACGCAATGTGTAAATCATACCCGCGCTTATCTGCCATGCAGTTGAATTTAGCGACCAATATTGTGCGGGCAATAGTCCCGCCATTTCAACCATTTTTGCATACGTTACCGTACTGCCGCCATTGCTAACAGTACCAATAGTATGTAAACCATTTGTAATAGCCGTACCGCTAGAACCAAATGCACTAGCACCGCCACTTGGGTAACTGTTTAAGCCGCGCAAACCATTGGTTGAGCCTGTCGATGTTGTCGTGCTACCCGCTTGGTCGTTATTAAGAACCATTGATTCACCTTCAAGTTGGGCAAATTCAAGTGCCAAATCTTCAACAATTGTTGTATCAAGTTTATTAACATCACTTAGCACCGCCGTTCTAATTGGCAATTGTGCAACCAATACGCGCACGGGTAATTGCCAAATAGAAGTATCAACATTAGGCGAACCGCTATTTGGCGTAAATGTGTAACCCCAAGGGTTTGTAGAATTTGCGGCGTTACCAGTTTTAGCAACAAATTGGGCATCAGAACCCGCAACCGCAATTTGGCGTGAGCCTTGACGCAAAGGGTTTGCTTGACGCAAAGCCGCAAACGCATCATCAAAAACAACATTACCACCGACACCCGAACCCGAACCAGTAATTGCGCTTGCTTCGCGCAAGTCGATGTTTACTTTGCCGCCTTCGGTGATGGCTTGTTTGATTCCGTTCAAGATTTTTTCGGTGATTGACATTTTGAATTCCTGTTTAAAAAAAGCGGGGGATTTTCGCCCCCCGCTAATGGCAACGCAATTAAGTAGCAGTACCAGTTGAACGATAACGAATCAACGCGTTAGGGTCACGAACCGATGTAGCCAAACGCTTTTCACCAAAGAATGTGATAAAGCCTGGGGCAGTCTGATCGTAGCGGCGCATAATCATATTCAATCTGTCAATGATTGTGTGACCGCGTGTGAAATCACCAAAGAACATTGGATACAAAGAATTTGTACCCGCAGAACCAGTAGTTGCTTGTGATGGGTTATCGCAATACTTGTTAACGACAACATCAAAGCCCAACAAATTACCTACGATACCTTCAACCGACAAACCTTCGTTACGATTAAAGATTGGTGCGCCATTTGTATCACGCAATGCGCGAATAGCGTTCAACAAAATTGGACTAATCATAAACTTAGTGTCAGGTGTCCAATACTGTTGTGGCAAAGCATAAATAGTATTGATTACGTCAACATAAGAAATGTTGTTTGCGCCAACGGTGTTTGCGTTAGTGGTAATTTGGTCATAAGTAGCAAGGCTATGCAAACCAGTATTAGAACCCGTACCGCTTGTTCCAAATGCCGCAGTAGAGCAAGTACCACCCGCATAGGTAGCGTTAGCACCCGCGTATTGGTCTAAGCCACGCAAGCCATTTGTACCGCCGTAAGGGTTAGTGCCTGATTGTGCCGCTTGGTCGTTATTCTGAATCATTGACAAGGCTTCGGCTTGCGAAAACTCCATCAACATATCGTCAACGACATTGGCTTCCAAACCATCGATGTCATCCAATGCCGCGGTACGGATTGGGAACTGAACATTCAAGTCTTGCAAAACTAATTGCCAAATGCTTGTGTTTTCAGTTGTATCAGCACCGTTGTTCTGAATCGCATAGCCCCATGCCGCACCCGCATTACCAGTTTTGACACGGAATTGATAAGAAGAACCATCGGTTGCTACGGTGCGTGACAAACCGCGCATGGGGTTAGCCAAACGCAAAGCGGCAAACACGGGGTCATAAGCGGTGCGACCACCTTGGTTATTACCTGAACCTGTCAATGCTGATGCCTCGCGCATATACGCATCGCGTTGGCTTTCGTCTGCAAAAATTTGCAGTTCTTTTTCTACGCGGGCATTGCTTTTGTAGAAAGAAACCAATTGTTCTTTAACAGAACGGTTTACATCGCCGCGCACGGTTGTAGCGGGCTTGACGATTGCAGGGGCTTGAATAGATGCTACCTTGGCTTCCAAAGCAGAAATGGTTTCTTGCATTTCAAGTTTGATTGCTTCAACGGCGGCGGGAATTTTTGCTTCTACGGCGGCAATGCTTTCGCTTTGCTTGGCTTCGATAGCATCCAATTTTTCAATGATTGCTTGTGACATGATTTAACCTTTAATTTTGGTATCAAGAATTTTAAGAAGTTCACGCGTTTCTAAAGCCGCGAGAATTTCCGCTTCGGTAGCCTCCGCATCTGATTCACTCAGAATAGGCGCAATTTCAATAGGCGTTGTAACTACATCGCGCAGTTCTAACACTTTTTTGAACGTAGATGCGGCGGCTACCGCATCCTTTTTAGATAGCCCAACTTCACGCAAGGCTTGTTCTAAAACTTTTAAATCCGCAGAACCATCAGGTCGGAAATATTCCAATCTGCTAACTTCTGCTTGTGGGTTGTTTGGATACATCACTACGGATACTTCGCGCAAACCGCCTTTAGTGATTTGGAAATATGCTTCATCAGATTGGTCGGGTTCGCCTTCAGCATTGACCATGCAATATTCTTCAGCATACGCGCCAACGGAAACGCCGCCAAACATTTCGGGCGATTCTTGCATTACTTTGTAAAGGTCAGAACCCATTGTAGTGTTGACATACAACCGACCTTCGGCTTTCATTCCTGTATCGTCAAACTCGAACGCATCCCATTGACCAACGGGTATTGCATCCGCATTGTGATTTACAAACATGGGTAGTGGGCGACCTGATGCAGAAAAATCTTCTGCCCATTGCATAAAACCTTCGGGTTGATAATTAAACCGCCTACCGTCTGCGCCTTCACGCGCACCCCAAGTAGTTACGGTTGCTTCAATTTTTCCTGTGCTTTCGCCCTGCTTTTCCAAAACTAATTTGGCTTCGCAAACCATCATCAGGTTTTTTACGGTCATAGATTACCTCATCGATTTTAGTTCGGTCGATGTCATATATTGTTTTAGGGGGTCGCCCTCTTTTGGGGGGCGGTTCTGTATTTGGCTTATATGTTGCCAAGGATGCTATCACTAATTTAAAAATAGTGGACAATTTATTTTTACTTGCCGATATTCATTTTGCGGGTTTGGTTTCCACCACCGCCGCCCGTATCTTGGGGGGATGTTCCGACAATCGGTTTATCTTTCCCGCCCTTATCAATCAATTCATCTGCGCCATCCATATTGGGCATACCCAAATATTCACGCGCTTCGTTGGGGGTCATAATCCCGTTTGTAACGCCCGCGGTAGCAAAATTCATTTGGTCTAACGGCGCACCTTTTAAGAAATTGCGCGTATCAAACTCAATGCACAAATTAGGGTAGCCAACAAACAAATGTTGTTTTAATTTCTGCTGAATGTTAATTAAAGTTGGGTACATTGTGGATTTATAAAATTCATCCATCATTGTTTGGGTATTGTTGTACTTGGAATCCCCGATGCCAATCATTGCCGCGGGAACACCAAACAAACCGCAAATCCGCTTCATGGTTTGTTCTTTTAACTTAGCCGCATCGGTATCCTGTAGGGTCAACATATCCAACGGGGTGTACTTCATGCCTTGGTCAAGCAACATACCCTGACCCGCCTTGCTTGGGTCACTTGGGCGGCTAGAAACCATTGCCGACCATGCTTCTTTCAAGCGGGCGGCGATTTCTTTGTACTTGCCATCAGGAATAACACTTTCGGTAGTAAACATTCCGCTTGGCTTTGCGCCGTTCTGCATGATGTAGTTGGCGTAAAGGTCAATATCTTGGTCTAGCGAAACCAGTTCTGCCGCCAAAATGCCTTTGTTGAAACCCGCAGAACCTTGCCAGTTCATTTCCTTAATGTGCATCACTTGGTTAAAGTTCAGCGGTTTATCACGGTTAAAACCGTACGCGGGCGTACTCAAACGATACGATGGGTAACGCGCAGGGGTGATTGTTACGGCAATCAATGTTGAATCAAGCAAGTACATTTCTAACGGGGTTTCCGTTGTGCTTTCTTGGTCTTTACGCCACCAAAGGGTAAATGCTTCGCCCGCAAGTTCGTACCACATCAACCACTGATACCAAAATTCGTAGGTGCTTTGGAATTGATTGGGTTGCGCCAAAAGGTTTGCTACTTGCTTGGCTTTAGCCTTATCCCGTGCGCCAACTAGCGGCGATTTGATGGCATCGACATAAGTACCATCTTCCGATTGGCTAACCACGCGAATAGGCAATTGGGATAGGGCGCGGGCTTTTGCCGCAACGCAAGCCATGATTGTGGAATTGCGCGTAAGCAATGACATATCCACGGGGCGACCCGCGTTATTGGTCGCGCCTGTGGTTACATAAAGAATCTGAGTATTGACATTAGGGTTCTTATTATTGCCCTGATAAACGATGTTATTACCTAGCGCAGATTGCCCAAATAGCGTATTGGATTCGTTTTTTTGGTCTTTATTGCGCTTGAAAATGTCGAAAATAGCCATGTTTTTACCCAATTTCTTGATGGTTTACCATTCAAAACTTCTAAATCCAAATGTATCAGAAATAAAAACATTGTCTAGATGGCAATGCAAAGCCATAATCATTGCAATAATTCCGTCAACTTTTGCGGATGTATCGGCTTCATTCTTGCGAACTTTTACATTTCCGTTTACATCCGTGTAAACTTCCGCGTTTGCTAGTTGCCAACCAACAAAAGGGTTGCCATCGTGCATGATGCCTTTTTTTAAAATCAATTGTTCTGCGGTTTTAGACGGGTTAGATAGAACCGCCATTCCCTGCCCAACCTTCTTTACGGGTAAACCCTCGGAATACAAATTAGCAACCAATGACGCGGCGTTGTACGGGTCGTAACCGATTTCTTTAACATTGTGCTTAATACATTGTTGTTTAATGTAGGTTTCCACTTCGTTAAGGTCGGTTACATTGCCTTGCGTAAGCCGCAATATGCCGCTTGCATGGGCTTGCAAAAAGATTGATTTATAGTGATTTGGGATTAGGTCTAAACTTTCTTCGGGTAAGAAAAATTGAAATTCTGCAAAGAACTTTTCTTCCGAATATCGGTGCAAAGTGCATACGGCGTTTAAGTCGCGGCTATATGCCAAGTCAAACGCAATAAAAGTTGATTCGGGTTTTTCATCAGGAATTGTTGTTATTGATTCATCCCAATACCTTCTATCAACCCACGCGCTATTTGCGCTTACATAAATGTTTAGCGTTTTGCATAAAAATTCATTTAATGTAGCGGGCTTATTTTTAGCCTCTTCTGCCCTTTGTGCAATTGCATCATCAAACACACTAATGCCGTGCATAGGGTTGGCTTTTTTCCAATTGTTTGAATCTTGCCAATCATCTTGTTGGTCTAGACCATAAAGTAAACCAAACCATTTAGGGTTATCGTTTGCTTCGCCTGTAAGCATAGATTTATAAAGATTCATATCTTCATAAAACTTTGTTTCTTTTGTAAAACTTGCGGTTGTAATGTATATCCGCAACGGGTTAGCCCTTGCTACCATACCCGAATGTAAAACTTCAATTGCATTTCTATCTGTAATTTGTGCGGCTTCGTCAATAATTACGCACGATGGATTTTTACCGTCACCCGTTTTCTTTGTATCCCTGCTTAATGCTTTAAACATAGATTGAGTATCACCAATCTTTTTAACTTCGTATTTGCTTACATTAAAAAGGCTAGATAGTTGCGATGGCATATTTTCAATAAAGCCTTTTGCCGCATCAAAAACAATAGTTGCCTGTTCACGGTTAGTAGCCAAAGTAAATACTTCCGCGCCTTTTTCGCCGCACAATAATTCATACAAAGCAATAATTGCAGTTAAAGTTGATTTGCCCGCTTTGCGCGGAATAAACAAAATTACATCCGTCACCATGCGTTTAGATAAATCTTTTTTTAACCTAAACCCATATATAGCGCAAATAAATAAAATTTGAAAGGGTTCTAACTTTATTGGTTTGCCCGCATCAGGGCCTTTGGTATGCACTAAGGCATTTGAAAAATCTAAAATGTGTTGCGCGTAATCAGGGTCAAAAACCCATTGCCATTCTTTATTTTCAATTTGGTTAATAAACCTTTGGCAAGTCAATTGAACATTTTGACAAACATTGATTTGCCCTTTGCAAACTGCATGAGCATAGGCTACGCCTTCTTGCCATTTCATCCTTTAGGGCCTCGCAAAAATTTTGCTACTGGACTATTTTCTTCGGGTTTTTGTCTATCCAATCTGCTTTTAGGTGTTAACCCAAGTTCGTTCATTAACTTAATTACATTTTTCATTGCTTCGTTTGCAACGCTTATGTAAGGGTTTGGGGCAAATGTTTTGCCATCGTTAATTTTAACAACCAATGGATGTTTGCTTTGTTGGGCGCGGGCGTTGATGTAGGTTTCTAATTGGTCGGCTAACATCATTAAGGCGTGTCTATCTTGTTCCGAACCTATACCATATACATCATATAAATAATCTGCGGTTTCGTTTACAAACCGTTCCCTTGTGTATTGTTCGGGTTGGGTTGCCCACTCCGCAAATGGAATTCTAGCCTTTACAGAATCGGGCAAAAGTACGCCCGCGTTCATACCTTTAGAACCTTGAATTAAATGTATTTCAGGGGGGCGTTTGTTATTAGCCATTTATTAACTCTGCTTTTTTGCCTGTAAATTCTTCCCATCGTTTAACAATAACATCGCAATATTTTGGGTCTAATTCCATTAAAAACGCATTTCTTCCAGTTTGTTCTGCGCCTATTAAAGTGCTACCGCTTCCACCAAACAAATCCAAAACATTTAGCAGTTTTATATGATTGCCAAATGCCCTTACAGATAACGCCACGGGTTTTTGTGTTGGGTGAACATAATTTGTGTCTTTTTTAATACTCCACAAATCGCTTTCATTTTTAATTTCTTCATCTATTTTGCCGTTAAACAAACAAAATTCATGTTGGTGTCTATAACCGTTACCCATGCCAAATACATTTTTGGCCCAAACAATACAAGTTTTGTAATCTAACTTGCCTTGCAATATTCCGTAAAAATTCCAATTGCACCAAATGTAATAAACCTTTGGGTCTATAACTTGAATGGTATTACACACTTCCATAATGAAATTTTCAAAATCACTTTTAGATAAATTGTCGTTTTTAATAACATCATGTTTACCTGAACGACCATTAAAACTTACATTGTATGGAGGGTCGGTAAAAACCATATCCACTTTATTACCATCCATAAGTTTTTCAACATCATTCAAACTAGTGCTATCTCCACACATTAAACGATGTTTGCCAAGTTTATAAATATCTCCCAACTTGGTTTTTGGTTCTTCAGGAACATCAGGTACGGCATCTTCATCCGTTAAGCCATCTACCACTTTTGGATTTAGCGCGTTAATTTCATCTAGGCTAAAACCCGTTAATTCCAAATCAAAACCTTCCAGTTCCAATTCTTGCAATTCAAGTAATAGCATTTCATTATCCCAACCCGCATTTAAAGCCAGTTTGTTGTCAGCAAGAATCAAAGCCTTTTTTTGTGTATCGGTTAAATGAGCCAATTCAATTACTGGAACTTCGGTCATGCCCAACTTACGCGCCGCGGCTAAACGACCATGCCCCGCAATAATTCCTTTTTGACCATCGACCAAAATTGGATTAGTCCAACCAAATTCTTTTATGCTTGCCGCAATTTGTGCAACTTGGTCATCGCTATGCGTTCTTGCGTTCTTTGCGTAAGGAATTAAATTTTCAATTTTGTATTTTGTAATTTGCATGGTCTTGTCCTTTAAAAAATTATAGCCTCCCCCCCTAGCCAACTCAATTTGCGGGGAAATAGC